CGTACTCTGCCGAGACTTTCCTGTGATGGTAGGTCTTTATCTCGCATCACTTCACATATAGGTGACCACGGATTCTTTCCGAATATCTGCGTATACACCTGATATGTCAGCTCTCTGTCATCGTCCCTTGTCTTAGGATCGGTTTTGAGTACAGAGCGTACCATTTCTTCAAGTGAATCTAATCTTGACATAGTTCCCTCTCTTTCTCCGCTTCTATCCATTCTCTGAAGCTGTCTGTATCTTCGTCACCGTAGTATTCGATATCATCTGCCAAGTTCAGCATATCGGTTAGATCGCTGAGTGTGCAGAAATTAGCGAAGTCAAGTAATGCCGTATCGCTCAGGCAGTTGTGCAGGAACGGGCATTTCTCACAAGCTCCTGCGTCATGGATGAAATTGCATGAGTCATATACTGTTCCGAGACTTGTATAAAAGTCCTTTGCTATCTCAGGTGCTATCTTCATGCCAAACCTCCGCTCAGTGCTGCCGTTGCAATAACCATCCCGAGGCCGAGACCCGTTGCCATCAGAGCAACAACCGCCCAACCTATTACAGTCATCATCTTGTCAAACATACCTCTACTCCTTTCTGATCGCTGAGCAATTTTTCAAGTAATTCTATAATTCTCTCGTCCATATCTTAAAGTTTAGATTAACTATCAGGGCAAAATAATATCATCTGCGCTGATCCCGAAAACGCTTGCGAGCATCTGTAAATTCTTGCCTGATGGCATTGTTGTTCCATTCTCCCAATAGTGTATTGTCGGAGTAGATACACCCATCTTTTTAGCAAGCTGTTCCTGCGTCAGTCCCTTCCTCACTCTCCATACTTTGATTGTGTCCTTCATCAATTAAACTCCTTTCTCTAATTCTCATCACCATCGGTTTAAATACTCTGTCTATAAACTCCTTATAATTTGCGACTCCATATTCTCCAAGTGCGAACTCAAGATATTCTGACGTCCTATCCTTAATCAGTTTGTCATACAGATACTTGACATTGACATAATACATTGACTCAAACTCTTTAGCGTCCCAATACTTATCCTGCTTCTTATCGCCCTCTACCAATACGATGTATTCACCCTGTGTTACGATGCTCTCATAAATGTCTGTAATCTTCCTGTATTGGATGCCATTACGCTGCAATAACTCCAGCTTCAGAGTTTTGACTCGTTCATCGAGTTTCTTGATGCTGGCGAACCGCTTTTCAAGGTACTCGTCATAATCTGCCTTAGTCGGAATGTTATGCCTTGCATAATGAAATTTGAGGTATCCGCTTGCGGTCTTTGTTGAGCTGATCGCTGAGAAAACATCTTCCTGCGCACAGAATATTCTGTAATACGCATCCGCCCTTTCCACGGCTTCGAGTTCTGAGAGCATTTCCTTCAGCTTGTTACCGCAGTAGAAGAACGATCCGCCCTCTTCATAACCGACCTTGAACTGTTGTGTTGGGTAACGCTCAGCGAGGTCTCCAAGTGTTGTGCCTATCATGTGTTTCATACTTTTTCTCCTTTCTACTTACCGTATGACCAATTAATATACTCGCTGCCGAGCCCCATTATTTGAAGCATTTTGAACGCTCCCTCACACTGCTCAAAATAATCTCTTCCATCATATGTAGGTGCTCCTGCGAGGTGTTCAAGCTCAAGCATTTGCTCGAACATTTTGATCTTGATATCTTCGCTCATCATCTTTAACTCCTTCCCCCGTATAGCCTGATAGGTCAGCTTTGAGTGTTCTAATTTATTGGTGATACCTGAGATGCTTTGAAGAAAAATGCTTTTGTCAGGAACATCTTCTTTTCGTTCTTGCCTGTCTCTTTATTCTCTTTTACTGTGTGCTTCCAAATCTTGAAGCTTGCTATTGCTTTCTGTCCTCTCTCGACCTGATATCCGAGAGCCTTCCAAGCTGCGTAGGTGTGAATCGCTTCGGTCTCTCTGATCGTGATCGGATTACCTTCTCCATCTACAGCTTCGATTTCTCTGCCTGTATATCCGATGATTCCGTCCTTTGCTAATGCCTGTCCTGCATTGAAGATGATTTCTGCGTTTGTCATATCCTTAACTCCTTACGTCTTAAAGTTTTGTTTTATCTGATGATTAGATTATAAAGGATAAACTTTAAGAAGTCAATAGGTTTCTTTAAAAAACATTAAGAAATATTGTGATAGTTAAAGTTCCCATTTATATTAGATTTATGAAAGGAGATGCAGACATGGAAAAATCAATGAATGAGATATTCTCAACCAATCTAAGAAACGTGCTTTACTTAGCAGGAAAAACACAGGTTGAGCTTGCAAAGGGTATCGGCATATCTGAAGTTTCTGTTTCTAATTGGATTAACGGCAACACAGTACCAAGACCTAACACGGTTGATAAGATTTGTGCATTTCTGAAATGCAAACGAGAAGATTTGATGGTTGATAGAAGTCAGCGAGTGTTGTTAGCTCCTGAGGATTATTTAGCAAGCGAAATGACCAACCACCCTGAGTTGTATGATCTGTTCAATGCAGTATTAAAAATGAGCAGTTCGGATGTTGAGCTTATAACGGCATTGGCAAAGAGGATTCTAAAATGAAAGTCTTTTTATACATCAGAGTATCGTCCGAAGAACAGACTAAGCATGGTTATTCGCTTGACGCACAGGAGCAAGCACTCAAAGACTTCTGCGCTAAGAATGACCATGTTATTTTAGGTGTCTATCGTGACGAAGGGATATCGGGCAGGAAACCATATACGAAGCGTCCTGCGATGGTCCAATTACTTCACGATCTCGAAGTAATCAAGCCCGATATAGTCCTGTTTACGAAGCTCGACAGATGGTTTCGTAACATCAAGGAATATTACAAGGTGCAGGACATATTAGATAAGAACAAAGTCTTTTGGAAAGCCATCAATGAAGAATATGACACTTCTACCGCATCGGGTCGGCTATATGTCAACATCAAGCTGTCTATAGCACAGGACGAAGCTGATAGAACTTCAGAGCGTATCAAGGATGTGCAGGATCAGTTAATAATGCAGGGCAAAGTCTTAGGTGGTACTGTCCCGTTCGGGTATCAGATAAAAGATAAGAAGGTTGTATTCAGTAAGGATATCGGGATAGTCAGAGAAGCTATAAAGCACTACATGACCTATCAATCAGCTCACGCTACAACGCGCTATATTAACGATTTGCACGGCTTAAACTTCAACCACACCCGATTGCTCAAATTATTCAAAAGCACCCTCTTAAAGGGCGAATATAGGCAGAATAAAGCATACTGTGAGCCGTTGCTGACCACATCTGAATGGGATGCGCTGCAAGAGACCATACAGAAGAACATCAAACATTCATCAAAGAAAAACACCTACATTTTCACAGGTCTTGTTAAATGTCCGTTCTGCGGTCGGAACTTAGGCGGCCAGTTTGACGGAGTGAGGAAGTATTACAGATGCGTCCAGCATTTCTACGGAACCTGTCCGATGCCGAAGCACGTTTCAGAGAAGAAAGTCGAAAGATGGTTATTGGATAACATCGAAGAAGATTTCAAGGTCAATGTAACAGAGAGACCGAAAGAGAAACGAGAGAACCCTCAGAAGTATCGGGATCGCTTGAAACGGTTGAACGAAATCTACATCATGGGTAATATCTCGGAAGATGAATACAAGAAAAGGTCTGCGGAGTTACAACGTACCATTGCCACACTATCCAAAGACCCCGAAAAGAAAGAAATCCGTTTCACTACGAATTGGAAATCTCTATACGAAGAGCTGGACGAGGAACACCGCAGAGCCTTTTGGCGAGGGTTGATTAAAGAAGTAAAGGTCAACGAAAAAGGTGAGCCTTGCGAAATACTATATTAACTATATCTGACAGTCAGGTGCTACACCAAAAATATAGGCACACAAAAAGCCCCTGCATTACACAGGGGTTTCTTGTGTTCTATTGGTAGTTTAGGAGGTGACCCATTGCGAGTCTCTCCGACTCGCCTTATTCAAACCACTCAGGCTTTCCGACATCATATTCGGTCAGCCAATGCTTGAACACATTGGTCATATACCAATTACCGCCAAGACCGTAAGGCGGTTTCTTGAAGTAATTTTCTGCAATTGTAAGGATTTCAGTCTCTTCATTAGGCTTCATCAGGATCAGTAACAGCAATTGCGTTCTGACTCCGTCCTTCTTCAGCTTTGTGAGAGTGTC